ATATTGTAATAGACAGGAAGACAGAAAAAAAGGAGGAAAAAGAATGAATAAAAAATTATTAATAAACTGCAGTAACCACCCTTCGCTCAAATGGAGCGAGGAGCAGAAAGAAGGATGGGACGCCATTGTGGATGTCCCGTTCCCAGCAATAGACCCTCGCTGGGAAGTAAATAGTGAAGAATATGTCCTGGCATTAGTTAATGCCAGAAATGCAATTTTAGATGCCTTATCCCTTCCTGAATATAAGGAATATGAAAAATACATTATGTTACAAGGGGAGTTTTCCTTTTGTTACTTAATGTATCATAAGTTGTCTCTACTGGATAGCTACTCTTTTAAATCTTTTGTTGTTCCTACCACCGAAAGAGTGATAGAGGAGCAAGTGGAAAACGGTATCTGTAAGAAGGTTGCCACATTTAAATTTGTTATGTGGCGTGAAATTAAAAAATGGGTGCTAAACCCTGAGACAACGCATATGTCAGTGTGAGGAATGATATGTTTAACTGGTTAAACATAGAATTAACTAATAGATGTAATAAATCTTGCTCATTTTGTGGAAGGGCTAAAAAAAGAAAAGCTGGAGTTTTAGATTTAGGCGATATGGATTTTGAACTGTATAAAGATATTATCGCCCAAATAGAGCCAGAAACCATTATTCAATTCCATAAAAATGGAGAACCTTTGCTATATGAAAAAATTGGAGATGCTATAAATTTAGCTTATAGTAAAAACATGATAATTAATATTGTTACAAATGGGATATTATTAATGGATAGGATTAAAGAGCTTAAACAAGCAACCACGATTTGTGTCTCTGTAATAGAAGATGATATTAAACAATTTGAAACAATTAAGGAGTTTATTGCTCATACTGATGTTCCAGTTTTTATTAAATTTTTAGGGAATTATTATAACCCTGAATATGAAAAGTTAGGCTTAAAATGTTTAAGGCGAAAAATCCATCACCCTGACCATGATTATAATTATCAGGATATATATTGCAAGCCCGAATCTTATATAAGTGAAATAGGCATATGTCTTGATTTTCTTAATAAGCCATCTGTTTCTTGGAATGGTGATTTTTGTATATGTAATAGATTTGATTATGATGGATTGGGCGTCTTAGGTAATCTTAATGATTTTACAATAAAAGAACTTTGGACATCTAATAAAAGATACTTATGGTTAATGTGTCACAAAAACAACAGGCGTGATTTAGTGCCTTTATGTAAAACTTGTCAATATTGGGGGAATCCACAAGTTGTCTAATGTAGATGATTTAAGCACTAAGAAATTAAAAGAAAAAATAAGAATATGGGTTGAACACCCAGAAATCTTTGATTTAGAAGTATATGATTGGGATGGGAACGAATCCCCTACCCCGCAACAGATTGATGGATTTAAAAAAGTTGCAGCTTTAGCTAACGCAAAATTTAAAGTTAACTCTGGTATGCCTGTTACGCCAAAAGAAAGGGAGTTAGCTAAAAAGTTAGGGATTAGTATCAGAAGTGGACACGGAACAGGCAAAACAGCCTTTCTTGCAAGACTTTATTATTGGTTAATGTTTTGCTTCCCGAATGCTTGCGGTTATGTTACAGCTTCAACATCAACGCAATTAGAAACAGTTTTATGGAAAGAGTTTTATAAATGGCGAAACAAATCCCCATTATTGCAAAAATTCTTTCAAATACAATCAGATAAAGTATTTCATATTGAAAATCCTAAAATGTGTTTTGTGCAAGGCAGAACTACTAATATAAGAGCTACAGAACAAGAACAAGGCGAGACATTAGCTGGACTTCATTCAGATTACATGATATTAGCTGCCGATGAGGCAAGTAATCTTCCTTATGGAGTATTTAAACCTCTTGAAGGCGTATGCACAGGACTTATGAATTTTGTTGTTTTAATTAGCAACCCGACAAGAGGGCATGGTTTTTTCTTTGATTCTCATAACAAAGAAGCTAATAAATGGATAACTTTACATTGGAATGCAGAAGAATCTACTTTGGTTTCCAAAGAATTATTAGAGAATGATAAACAACGTTATGGTGCTGATTCTAATTGGTACAGGATAAGGCGTAAAGGAGATTTTCCACTTCAAGAAGGCGATACGTTAATACCATATGAGTGGGTAACATCTGCCATTAATAGACCAATAGAGGTTATTCAACATGATTATATCTTAAAGGGGCTTGATGTAGGAGCAGGCGGAGACGAAACAGTAATTTTGACAAGAAAAGGTCATAAAGTTACAAATATTGTTACTAAAAATGAGCCTGATACTGAAAAACTAAAAAGCTGGATATTTACAGAACTTTCAGAAGAACCAGACAAATTTATTGTTTTCTTAGACCCTATAGGTGTTGGTAATCACATATATTATTGGCTTTCAAGAATTAATATTCCTAATATGGTACAGGTTTATGCTGTTGACGTTAGATGTGAATCATCATCGTCACAATATTTTAGACTTAGAGATGAATTAATCATGAAAATGCGAGAAGATTTTGAAAAAAGAACTATTTCAATTCCAGACGATGATGAGCTTGTTAGCGAGCTGACAACAATTAAATCAGACGACCCTGATTCTACAAAAGGCAAGATTAAAATAGAAAGCAAAAAAAGCATGAGGATAAGAGGAATTGCCAGCCCGAATAAACTTGATGCGCTGGCGTTAACATATTATTTTGATGATAAGTATTACTACTCACTTGTTAATAGCGATAAAACAAAAAAGAAAAAGAAATTACAATATTATAACTGGAAAGTGTTATAGAAAGGAGTTTTAAATGGGAGATGAAATATTTGACAAAATTGCAAAAAGTAAAAAGACTTATGTGAAAAGGGAAATAAAGGAGATTCCTATTGTTAAAGAAACAATAAAACCAAAAGCTGACTACAAGGAAGTATTAGCAAAAATAAAAAACAAAATTAAACAATCAGCAATTATTGAACGAGATTTTGTAACATTTACCCCTAAATGCAAGGAATGTTATGACAATTATGGTTTTTTAAATAAATGTATTTGCGACAAAACACGATAAACTAAAATAAAAGACTATTGACAATATCATAATTATAACTTATTTTTTAAATAAGAATAAGTTATAAAGGAATGATATGTCAAAAGTAGAACAAAACAAGGATACTAAGTATGAAATAATAAGCAAATTAGACAAATATTTTAAATCAGCGATAGAGCATCCTACCACTAAAGATTGGATACTCCACGCAGTCAGAGATTTTGAGTTTTATGAAGGTAAGCAATGGACAAACGATGAATTAAGTGAACTTAAAAAGCGTGGACAGCCCGATATAATAGAAAATGAAATTTTCTATAAAATCAATGCATTAAAAGGCAAATACAAAAAACAAAAAACCAAGATAATATTTAAAGGCAGAAATCTTGCTCAAGATGAGCCTGTTGCTAATACCCTTTCGGATTTAACCCTGCATGTATTACAAAGAAACCAATATGAATTTGAAGAAGATAAATTATTTGAAGATGGTATTGTTAGCGGTGTTGGTTGGTTGGAATTGTCAATTGAATTTGACGAAATGTTTACGCCTGAAATCAAAATTAAAGCTCTTGACAACTTAGACATTTACCCCGACCCTTATAGTAAAAAATATGATTTATCAGATGCTCAATATATTTGTATAGCTAAATGGGTAAATGTTGATGAAGCTAAAAGTTTATATCCTGATAAAGAATTAGAAATAAACTCTTATTTTACAAGCGTTAGCACATATGGGAATTTAAGTAGCATAGATAAATTAAGAAATGATTATTATGTGGATTCTAAAAACCAAAGACTAAGACTTGTAGAAATAAGATACAAAGAAAAAATTAAAAAGAAATTCTTGCTTGTTACAGGATTAAATCAAAATACTGCTCAAGAATTGGAGCAACCTCAAGCACCTAACAATATAAACAATGATATAAGTGAATTAATAAATATTATAGATATAACAGATAAATCAGAAAGTTATATTAGAAGGCTACAAAAACAATATCCCTACAGTAAAATTCATGAAAAAACAATAGATAATATAAAAGTTGTTGTATTCTGCGGTGAGGTCTTATTAAGTGAACCTAAAAATTTACCACATGATTATAAATCTTTTTTCTTGATTCCTTATTATGTATATCGCAAGAAGAATGGTGAACCTTATGGTGTAGTTAGAATGCTTATAGACCCGCAGACAGAAATAAACAAAAGACGTTCTAAAGCATTACATTTACTTATGACAAATCAGGTTATTACTGAGGAAAATAACATTAGAGATGAAGATGATTTCAGGATTGAAATGGCTAAACCTGATGGTATTTTAAAGGTTAGAAATAAAGAAAAAGTTGAGATAATTAAAAATATAGATTTAGCGCAAACGCAGATGAATCTTCTTGCGGAATCTAAAAGCGCAATAGATAGAATAGCAGGAGTCCCTACAGAACCAGTGCCATCTGAGGAAATCCGCTCTGGGATTGGTTTAGCAAGAAAACAAGCAGCTATTGACATGCCGATTACCCCAATATTTGAAAATTTGAGAAGAACAAGATTACTTTTAGGTAAACATATTTATGAGCTTATTAAACAATATTATACAGAAGAAAAAGTTTATTATATTCTTGATGATACTCAAAGAGCAAAGCAGTTTGTTTGGACGCAACAGCATATTCAGAATCTTAAGGAAAGTATTTATGATGTAATAATTGAGGAAATGCCTGATATATCTACTGTTCAGGAGGAACAATTCCAGACAATTACACAATTAATACAATCATTTAATTTACCACCGCAATTAGCAATGTCAATATTCCCATTGATAATTCAGCTATCAAGTATTCGTAATAAAAATGAAATTTTAGCCAAGTTTGACCAAATGATGCAGCCATCACCTATTTTGCCTAAAATGAGTTTAAATATTAATTGGGATTCCCTGTATCCACATGAAAAGGCAGCGTTTGCTGAGATGTTCGGTAGAACTGATTTGGCACAAATGGAAATACAAATACAATCAGACCCGTCATTTGTTACTAAAGCTAAAGAAGGATTACAAAAAACACAAATTAAAGGGCAAACTGATATACAAAAAGCAATATTACAAAAACAGCAAATAACTCCTGAGATGCTGGATTTGGAAAGATTAAAACATTTACAGGATATAAAACAAAAGCAAGAAGCTCATGAATTAAAAATGAGACAAAAGCAACAAGAATTCCAGCAGAATTTACAAAACAAACAAATGAATGACCAGCAAGCGATTTGGGAAGCTATGCAAAATTCAAAAATGTTCCAGAGCGGAGGGGATGAAAATGCCTAAAGAAATAGTAATACCGCATGAACTTATTAATGACAATAAAACTATTACTCAAAATATGGAAAATATATTTAAAGCAAATGACTTAAATATCCATACAAATGAAGTTGTGAACCTTGAAGATGATTACAAAAAAAAGGTAAGAAAAATTAGTGTTAAAAATACAAAATATTTTTTTGTTAATAATACATGGAAAAAATAGAAATTACTCAAACTCCTTATAAAAGGAATGAGTTTAATAGCCGACTCCCGTAAGGGAAGGTAAAAATTAATGGAGGTCTTAATGGAAGGACAAGACACAGGATTAGGGTTAGCGGAATTTTTAGCTAAAGGGAGCGCAGAAAGCAATCAAAATGCTGACTCTGCGGATAAAACCGCAGAAAGTAATGGAGATGCTGACTCTGGCGAACTTAAGCAAAATACGCAACAGGATAATATTCAGCAAGATGCCGATGCTCAAGGAAAAGAAACAAAACAGGATAATGTTCAACAAGACGCTGATGCTCAAGAAAAAACACAACAAGATGATAACCAGAAAACTGCTGAACTTAATTGGGATGATATTAATAACCCTTACAAGAAACGTTACCATGATGTGTTTAAATGGGCTAATCAAGTTCATATGCAGAACTTACAAATGCAAAAGCAAATGGAGATTCTTGCTAAAAAACTTGATGGTACATATGATCCTGAAGTTGATGAGCCTAAGATTGATGTTAATGAAGTGGCTTCTAATGCAGAAATGGCAGGGCGAATAAATGCTTCAAGGCTTGCCGCATTTGAAATCTTCGGTGGCGGAGATATACAAAAAGGCGAGCAGATTGTTGCAGCTATGTTATGGAATGAGAATGCTCCATTTAAACATATTGAACATTTACCACATGTTAAAGCAAGGGTTATGGCTTCTCCCTCTCCTGTTATTGAAGCAATGAAAATTGTTAATGAATATGCATTTATGGCAAAATGGGGTAAAACTCCTCATGAAATTGAGCAGAATATCAGGAAGGCTGTTGAAAAGGAACTTGAAGACAAAGTAACGAAAAAGCTAATGGAAAAATTAAACTTAAAAGAAAATCAAGTTAATGGTATTTCAGAAGCAAGGAGCGCTGTGGTTGGAGCTCAAAACAATAAAAGAGAATATACGCCATTAGCTGAAATTTTCGGAAGTTAAAAGGAGGTAAAAATTGTCATACGTTGAAATATTAAATAACAATGGGCTTACAGTAACCCAGTGGAATGACCAAGTATTTACAGAATATATTGGACAGACATTTTGGAAACCCTGGATGGGAACATCTTCTAATTCTGTTATTCAGGTAATGGAAGATTTAACCAAGAATCCAGGCGATACAATCAGAATACCATTAAGAGGTCAGATGATTGGCGGTAAAGTAACAGGCAATGCAAAAGCTAAGGATAATGAAGGAACAGTGTATTTTCATTATCAGGCAATTACAGTTGATAATGTAAGACATGTTATCAAAATTGAGGACATTCCGATGTCTCAAAAAAGGGTAACTTTTAATGTTCTACAACAGGCAAAAGAGGCACTACAAGATAAGGCATCAAAGGATTTAGATAATGAAATAACAATTCAGCTTTGTGATTCGACTGCAAGGGGCGCTGGAAGACATTTATATGGTGCTACAACATCAAATTATAGCGCAACTCATGCCACAGCTTTAGCAAATATTGACAATACCAATGACCAATTAACTACAAACGTAATCGATATTGCCAAAAGAATGGCTACTCTTGCAACAAATTCTGTCCAGAAAATAAGACCGATGAAGGTGGTTACTGGCAAAGACAAAGAAGAATGGTATATCTTTGTTGGACATACATACGCTATCAGAGATTTGGTAAATAACGATGCGGCATTTAGAAACGCTCAATTACTTCTCCCCGTTAATACCAATAAAAATTCTATTCTTTTCTCAGGTAGCGCATTCAAAGGTTCTTGGAATGGTGTTTTAATTTATGAGTACGAAGATATAGTTTTAGAAACAAACACAAATTCTGTACAGTGCGCTCATAATCTATTGTTAGGAGCGCAGGCAGGAGCAGTTGTTTGGGGTCAGAGGTCAGTATTTAACGAAGAATACTCGGATTTAGGACATGATGTAAGTTATGAAACCCATGAAATTAGAGGGGTTGATAAACTTTACTTCACAAGAACAGATGGGCAGACTGCAGAAGACCAGGGGATTATCCACGTTTACACAGCAGCAGTAGCTGATTAAGGAGGCTAAATATGGCACTACAAATTAATTCATTATCTCCAAAGATTTGTGAAGTAGTTGGGCAATTTGCGCCAATAGCCTTTGGGATTGCGACAGCTTCAGGAACAACATTATCAGTTACAATACCGCAATTCTCAATAGTATATGGCGCATTAGTATTATCAACAAGTACTGCTACAGCAGGTTATGTGGCAACAACTTCAGGAAACAGTTTTACTGCAACAGTTGGAAGTGGTGAAACCTGCATGTATATAGCATTTGGGAAAATCAAAGGATAGGAGGGAAAAATAATGGTAAATTACAAAGAATGGGATATACAATTAGTTAATTTCAGGACAAAAAAACCCATAGATGATGATAGCGGACTTGCTATTGTAATGGCAGCAGGGTCACCATCAAAATTAACAATTTATGCTAACGATAAGGGCGCTTCTCTTAGTAACCCATTAACTATGCTTGATGGAAGAATAAGATTTTTCACTGATATTAGCGTTACATCTGTAGATATAACTGTTCTTACTTCAAGTGGGAAGGCATATTTTCTTGATTCAGTAACAACATCACAGCATAGACTTGATGTCAATACAGAAGAAGATGACCACAAATTGATTGTGCCATACAATATGAATACAGCATGTGGCGCAATAGTTGATACAGGATTAGATTTAATAGCTGGCATGAAAATCAAAGATGTATATCTTCATGTAACAACTGCTTCAACTGCAAATGGGTTAACTGTGGGGCTAAGTGGCGCTACATATTTTCTTTCAAGTGCAACAACCACAAGCACAGGATTTAAAGTATATGAAGCCCCTGTTGTAGCAAATGCGACAGGAAGCGCAAACTATATCTCATCTTCACAGATTAAAGGAACATTACTCTGCGAATGGTCTGCTGGATTGACAACCGCCACTGCAGGCGGAGATAAAGGTTACTATATTAACAAATCCTATTTAGTAACTGCGGCGACATCACTTATTTATATGGTAGCAGCTACTAACTCAGGTGGGACTGGAGATGGTTACCTTTATATTTCTTATGAATTATGCCCAACAGTTTAACTAAACAAGAATGGGGAGCTGATTTAGCTCCCCATAAACTATTGCTGGAAAGAATTTATGCATTTAAACAAAAATTGCATGAGGGCGAATATTTGCTCACGTCCAACCCCTGTTTTTGTGGAAATAAAGACGATGACATAGAAGTAAGAAAATATGATAGATTCACTATTCCGCATAGAATGGTTGTTTGTAAAAATTGCGGCATTATTAGAGCTAACCCGTGCCTTTCTAATGATTCATTAATAAAATTTTATCAAAAGGATTATAGGGATATTTATGATGTTTTTGAATATAAAACACAAAACATTGACGAAGAGAAAATCTATATTCAAAAAACAATAGAAGGGCAATCCTTAGCTGAATTTATCAAATATTTTGATATAAACCCAAAGATAGTATTTGATATTGGCTGTAATAATGGCGCAATGCTTGAAGGTTTCAAGGAAATGGGTTGTGAATGTTACGGAGTAGATTATGACATTAACAGTATTAATTTTGGAAAGAAAAAACATCACAATGTTATGCTTGGTTCTTTAGAAGAAATAAAACAAATTAATAAAAAAGCGGATTTAATTATACTTAATCATGTTTTAGAGCATATAATAGACATTGAGAAATTTCTAAATGATTTGCATGAGTTATTATCTCCAAAAGGTTTATTATATGTATCAGTCCCTGGCTTACTAACTTCTGACAGAGAATTAATATGGCAAAATGCTCATATATGGCAATTTACTGCTGACACATTATCATATGTGATGAAATGTTGCGGTTATGATGACTATTATCTTGATGAGAATATAAATAGTATTTGGGCTTATACAGGTGAAAAACAACCAAAATCTAATGTAAACAAAAGAATATTTAATACTCTTAATAATTATTTTCAGCGAAAACCTATTTTACCTTTTATAAATACATTCAATAAATTTTCTTTCAAGGAAAGAAAAAATAATATAGATAAAAACTTATCTTACAGATATAAAGATATAAGCCATTTATTTAATGAATTAAATGATAAAAAGGCTATTATTATAGGCGGCGCTCCTTCTGTAGATAATTATATCCAGTATATAAAAGAAATGCAGGCAAATGGCGCAGTTGTTTTAACCATAGAAAGAATGAATTTATGGTGTATTAAAAATGGAATTAAGCCTAATTATGTTGTTTGTATGGACGCTTGCGATGATATATGCGAAGGATTTAAAGAAATTGATAAAGATTCTAAATTTTTGTTAGCATCGCAGGCACACAATAGCGCATTTGAAATGTTGCAAGGTAGAGATGTTTATATCTTTAATTTGCCCCAAAAAGGCATATCGCAACAAGAGTATTGGCATAAATATGGTTACAAAAATGCAACAGTTGTTAATGCTGGTGGTTCTGTAACTTTAGGCGCTATTGTTCTTGCAATTATTTTAGGAAGTAAAGATTTACATATATTTGGCTTTGATTGCCATATTACAAACGGAAATTATGCAAAAGGGATTGCTGGCGTAGGTTGTATCCATAATCAAATAGAAATATTTATAGAAGGCAAAAAGTTTCTCACAACAGCATCATATTTATCTTTCATGCAACAATTTTTCATTTTAATGAGCTATGCGCAAAAAGCTGGAAATATCAAGAATGTTTATATTTATGGAGACAGCCTTATTAAGCACGCAAGCGAAGAAGACATAGATGGAGACAAACTTATAAAAGGAGATATTAATGGGTGAAACATGGAGCGAAATCCAAACCGAAATAATTACATTATTAGATGATGCTGTATTTGAAACGGGCGGTAGCCTTAATGAAAAATTAATAACATGGGCTAATAGGATTATCAAAGATATATGTCTTGAAATAGATATTAGAAATCATTTAAAAAATGCTGATATAACAATAACAACAGATAATTATCAATATGACATTGTTGCTAATATAACCGATTATTTTAAATTCTCTAAAAGGTTTACAAAGGTTTTATCAGATGACACAGAAATAGAATTAATTACAGTTGATGAATTAAATAGTTACGATTATGACCATGATGAAACAACAACTGGAAATCCGTCATATGTAGCTATTGAAGGCAATTATTTATATGTTTATCCAATGGCTGATGTAACGTTAACAATCTCCAATTATTTCAGAAAACCAGCAGACCTTGTTAACGACACAGATTCACCTGATATGCCTTATGTTTATTTTTTGCCAGATTTAATAATAGCTGGAGTGGTAAGTAAATATGGATTCCCTTATTTAAATGAATACAAACAGGCGGATTATTGGAAGAATGTTTATTTCGAAAACTTAGAAAAATATAGATTGCATATTAATAAAAATAACACAATGCAAATAATAGAGAGGAATTATTACTAATGCCATCTAATTATCCGACAATAATATTGCCAATATTGTTAGGGTTAAATTTAAGAGACGATATTACACGTCTAAACGCTGGTGAATGCGCAATAGCAACTAATGTAATAATAAATACTGATGGCAGTGTTGAAAGAGTTGATGGCTATACTAACAAACTCTCTTCAAGTTTAGGAACATCAATGGCAAGTTCATTGTTTGGTGTAGAAAAAGACAGCGGAAGTTATGAAGTATATTTTAAATATGAAACTGATTTATATCAATTAGATATAGTTAACTGGACGCATAGAAAGATATATGATAGTTTTTTTAGTGATTCCATATTGGGTTATGCCTTCTATAATGATTATATATATGTGGGCGATGGAATTGCTGAAAATAAAGTAATCATACCAACTCCTATACATTGGCTAAATAGGGCAGAAATAACTACTGCAGATGCAACTGATTTGACTTCTGCTATTTCTTTAGCTAATGAAATTAAATCTGATTACAATATACATATAGCAAGCACAAGTCAACACAACGTTGCCGATACTTCAAATAGTGTAACCAGCTCAAACGCAACTGATTTGACTTCTGCTATCATTTTGGTTAATGAAATTAAATCTGATTTTAATAACCATAGGATTGCAACAGGTATACACGATACGGTGGATTCATATCATCAAATAGAAGCAGCTAATGCTTCTGATTTATCGACATTAATAACATTAATAAATGAAATAAAATTACTTTATAATCAACATATTAATTGTTGTAAGGTAATGAAATGGGGAATTAAAGCTCCAACAGGAGCTGCAACGGCGAGCGCAGTAAGTGGTTCTGGCTTAGGGATAGGAACATATAAATATGTATATACATATTACAATATAGTTGATGGCGTAGAATCTCCACCTTCACCCCTTGTTTCAGTTACAACTACTTCAGGCAACCAAAACGTATCTTTAAGTAATATAGGCAAAAGCACAGACCCTCAAGTAACACATAAAAGGATTTATAGAACAGTAGTTGGTGGTTCTACTTATTATAGAGTTACAGATATAACAAATAGAACAACAACTTATACTGATACTACTTCTGACGCAAGCTTAGGAACAACATTGAAGACAGAAAATTTTGCAGAAATACCTAAAACATCAATTTTTACAATTCATAATGAAAGAATTTATATGTCAGGAAATTTAGAAAATCCTAACAAAGTATATTATACAGAACCATTTTATCCTCATTTTTATAATGAAGCATATAATTATTTTGACTTTAATGGAACAATTAAGGCATTAGCAACAATAGATAACGGTCTATTTATTTTTGAAAAATATAAACATTGGAAATATGCAGGCTTATCGCCAACCAATATGACTCCAATTGTTATGTCAGAATATGAAGGTTGCACTAATCCATATGGAGTAACTTATATAAATAAAAATCCTGTATGGGTTTCTAATACAGGTATTAAATATTGGGATGGGGAGAAAATTATACCTTTATCATTATTAATAGATAAAGAATTATTAACTCATAACTTAGACTCTTGTAATTTGGTTTATAATCATTATAAAAATATTTTATATGTGTTTTTTGCTGAAAATTAAAAGGAGGTAACATGGAAGATTTTGCGAAAGTAAGAGGTAAGGTAACTGTTAAAAAATACAGAATACCTAAGGGGATGGATGAGGAAACTTTTGTCAAATTAATTGACAAAGCTGAAGTTAAACCATATGATGTTGAAGAAAAAGATAACATTTGGCTTACTACAGGTTGGAATGAAATATTAAGTTTAATTGCTGGTTATTCAAGTAATCATTTTGATTCTACAAATACAAGAATTGGAGTTGGTAATAGTTCTACTGCTGCAGATGCAAGTCAGACAGATTTATTAGGAATTTCAAAAACTTATGTAACAATAACAAGTGGTTATCCTACAACGCCATCAAGTGGCACAATAACATATAAGGGAAGATTTGGAACAGGTGACGCTAATTATCAACATTATGAATTAGTTGTAAAAAATAATGCTTCCTCAGTCTGTTGGAATAGAGTTGTTTTATCAGGAGATACTAAAACAAGTAGTGATGTTTGGGATTACGAAGTAACATTAGGGAAGGCATAAAAAAAATAAATGGCTATAAGTGTAACAAAAGCTCCAACTTCAGCGAGTAATTACGATAGAGGTTATTCTGATTGGACTAATCCTACAAATGTATTAACATCTAATAATGCTTATGCTGTTAGCCCAGCATCTGCTTCAGATTATTTATATTGTTCAGGGTTTAATTTTTCAATCCCAACAGATGCAATAAAATTTGCAGATAATACTTATCATGCAATAATAACTATTGAAGGTTATGCCGCAAGTGCGACTAATATAGGGTGTCTGTTACTTAATAATTTAACTTATCTTTGTAATCCCCAAACAATAGGTGTTGGAACTACTGAACAAAATTATTCCACAATAGAATTCCCATTTTATAGTTCTGTAACAGTATCTGATATAAATTCTGCTAACTTTAATTGTATTTTTTATACAGTTACTCCCTATTCCAATACTTATATTGATTATGTAACAGTTACAGTTAAATATATCTTGCCAGACACAAAAACAGCAACTGATTATATATCATCTACTACAGAAAATATAGTGAAAGCAAAAATTTATGAAACATCTGATTTAATCTCATCTGTCACAGAAACAGCAACGCAAACAGATGCTCAATACAATATTAATGTAGCTTATAATAACAGAGCATTTCTTTATAATGTTAATACTAACTATTGGACATACCAAGACAATGCTCCATTTACAAATGGAATATATTTACCTACAAATAATAAAATTTTAACCGCAAGACGAGACATGGGTCAAATTAGTTTAATTGATGGTAATAGTTTTGATGGCACTAATATATCTTCAGTTATCAAAACAGGTTATTTGAATTTTGGAAGATTTGATGAAGTCAAGATAGAAACAAGAGAAAATCAAGCGCAAGATTCTGAAGCAATTAAGAAACTAAGAGCCTTTTTTGCAGAGGTCAAAAGCGAAGGCGATTTAACATTAACTGTCTATACAGAAAATGGTGAAAAAACATTCACAATACCTGTTACCAATGCAGATAATACCACTTTAAATATAATTAGAATATGTTTATCGAGAGACATAAGGGGCAAATATATTTGTTTTAAAATAACAAATTCTGAAGGTAAAGATTTTTGGTTAGGTGAAATGAGAGTAAAAGCAATGTCAAGGGAGATAAGATGATTAATAAAGTTGCAACATTTGAAGACAGCAAAATAGAAATGCAAATCGATGAAATCATTTCTCATCAGTCCAAAAATGATAAAGAAATAACAATTACATTTTCTGGAGCTGAAGAGCAGAAAGCTGATGTTGGTTTCTATGCTGATAGATTCAGAGTTGTTGATAGGGATAGCGATATTAGGATATGGCGAACAAATTCTGATGATAGATATATGTATTTGCAATCAAATGGCGCAGGGACTGTAACAATACAAGTTTATAAATCAAAATAAAAGGAGGCTTAAAATGCCAGGATTAAGAACAACCCCAGTTATAATAAATGACCCACGTTATGGGAATGTATTTAATACATCGCAACCGTCAGCTCCGCCGCAATTAACTAATCCATTTTATAACACAATGTATGATTTAGCTGCAAAGTCAGCTCCTAATTATCTTTCTAAATTCAAAACTGATTACGAAAATATGATTGACACTCTTAAATCTATAGCTGGAGCTAATAATATTGGCAATTTAGGTTTGGGAATGTTTGATATAGGGAATGCTGGATTAGGAGCATATGATATAGGGAATGCTGGGTTGGGAGCATATGATATAGGGAATGCTGGGTTGG